ATCTTCTCGACAACCTTGGTGGTGGAGGCGGCGGAGGCGGCGGGGGTAAGAGTCCGTTTGAAAAGGTGCAGGGCTTTATCAAGCAATCCCAGAAAGCACTCGCCAGCGCACAAGACCAATACAACAAGACCATTGCAAACGCTCAAAAGAAATACGCTGAGGCAGTTCTAAAGACTGAGCAAGAGTTTGGTCAGAAGCTCGCAGACATAGTCCAGAAGTCACAGGACAGGCTTAGAACCGCTTTCGAGCAGGTTGTAAGGGTTTCACTTGCCGACATCTTTGAGGTCGAGGAAACCAAGTCTGTCGCTAATTTGGTGCAGGGTCTAACTACAAGACTCGCTAAGTCACAGGCACTACTTGAGAAGGCTGGCAAGCTTAATGCCGCCGGATTCTCTCAGACATTCATTGAGCAGGTTGTAGAAGCTGGAACTGAGACAGGCAACGAACTCGCTTCGGCAATTCTCGAATCCACTCCGCAGACTCAGGCCGAACTACAAAGACTATTCCTTGCACTTGAGTCAACCGCCGAGACAGGCATGGACTCACTTGCTCGCGAGATTTATGACAAGCAAGGCTTGGCAACAAGGGAACTAAAGAACCTTTATGCACAAACCCAGACTGAGCTGACTGAGGCACTTAAGCAATTACAGCTTGACTTCAATCAGGAAGTCATTGACGCGAACCTGACACTCATCTCGGCCGTTGACAAAATCCGCGAGGCATTCCAAGAGAACATTGAGTCTATGAAGGGTGACTTAGGCGGTCTTGGCAAAGTCGTTGACGAGTTTATGAAGAAGCTCGGCAAGGTTGAAACCGATGCTAAAGCTCGCGTTGACGCTGTTACCTCCCCGGGTGCTGGAGGAGGGGCTACTGGCGGTGGCATGAGCGGTGTCAACATGGCAGCATCCGCAGTCACAGACGCAACCGGAATCTTTATTGACTCAATGAGCGATGTGACAAGAGTCATTAAGTACCTACAGGAAAGAATTAACGCAGCTAATGAGTTTGCAAACCAGTCTGCTATCGCAGGCAGGACTGCCGAGGCGATGAGTGCAGTCAACCTAAGAAACCAGTTCCGCTCACAGCTAGGACTCATTCAAACTCTAGGCTCTGGTGCAGTTGGCACAACCATAAACATAAATGTCAAGACCGACTCAACTCAGTCCTTGGCGATGGTTGGAAAGACTTTGGGTAACACCATTACCAAGTATGTCTCGGCAGGTGGTCAAGTTCTAGTGAGTCCGACAAATTGAGCCAGCCAGTCCAGAAGGTAGAGATTGGTTTTGACATCCTTTCATCTGGTCTCGGACCTTACTTTATTCTTGATGACCCGATAAAAGGAAAGCTCAATAACACCGAATACCTTTTGGCGGGTGTTCTGTTTTTTGATGTTACAAATCTTGTGAAGTCGGTAGCTATTCAGCGAGGTAAAAACCGACAGCTAGACCAGTTTGACTCAGGTCTTGCCAATGTTGTCTTCAACAATAATGACCGAACCTTTGACCCTGAATACGCATCATCTCCATACGCGGGGCAGATTGTTCCCAAGCGTCAAATCAGAATTTCGTCAGGCGGCATTGTTCAGTTTGCGGGGCTTATTGACGATTGGAATTTGAGCTATGAGCCGAACGGCGATTCAATTGCATCAGCAGCCTGCTCAGACGCAACATCCTCATTCGCCACGCAGACAATCGCTACAAGAACAAACTCAGTCCAGAAGTCAGGGGAAAGAATAAACGCAATCCTTGACCTGCCTGAGATTAACTGGCCCTCAACTTTGCGTGACATTGAAACGGGTCAGATGACATTAGGTGCTGACACAATCGCTGACAATACAAATGCGTTGACCTATCTCCGACTTGTCGAGCAGAGCGAACCCGGTGCGTTCTTTATTGGTAAGTCAGGAAATGTAATCTTCCGAGACCGCATCGCAGCACCGACATCCGATGGACTCATTCTCTCCGATGATGGAACAGGTATTCCATATCAGTCGCTAAAGGTGCAATACGGCTCAGAGCTTTTAGCCAATGAGGTTGTCGTTGAGTCCGACATAACAACCACGCAGGTAATAGCAAGAGACTTAGATTCAATTGACACTTATGGAATCTTCAACCTGACCCGAACCGGCCTTCTAATAAACAGCGACATCGACCTAGCTGAGCTTGCCGAGTTCTATGCCAACAAATACTCACAGCCCGAATACCGCTTTGAGTCGGTTGACATTCTTCTGGATGAGCTAAGCCTGTCGCAACAGGCCGACCTCTTAGGGCTAGAAATCGGCGATGTTGTAGAAATCAAATTCACCCCTAACGGCATAGCTCCGGCAATCTCTAAATATGCCGAGGTAATCCGCATTGACAATTCGGTTGACCTTGAGAACCATGTCATGTCTTTAGGCTTCTCGACACTTGATTTCGCGCTGTTCGTCTTGGATGACGCTCAGTTTGGTAAGCTAGACGCAGGCAACGCGTTAGCCTTCTAATAGGAGAAAAATGGCAGGTTTAGGCCGTAAAGTATTTACCGCAGGTGAGGTTCTAACCGCTGCGAATGTTCAGGATTACCTACAAGACCAAGCAGTCATGGTCTTTTCGGGAACTGCCGCTAGAGGCTCGGCCCTTGGCACTTCCGTCATCGGCGAGGGAATGGTCACATACCAGACCGACTCAAACACCATAACTGTTTATGACGGCTCAGTATGGCAACAGGTTTACCCTGCATCGGTGACCTCAATCGCAGGCTCACAGGTTGCTTTCGGCGGAACTACAACCACAACCTCCATGACTGCGACTTCCGCACTCGACAACGGAACAATCTTCGTCAACGGAACTTCGGCTGTGACGATTACAGTCCCCGATGTTTTAACAACTTGGGATACCCTGACCATCTGGCGTAACGCTGGCGGAACTGTAACCATCGCCGCAGGAACAGGCGTGACCGACTGGGCTGGTGCAGGAACAGCAGGAACAGCCGTCACCTTCAAGATTGACCAGACCTACAATGCCGCAACTGTTCAAAAGGTTGCAGCTAACACCTACCGAGTAGTTGGAAAGATAACTGCATAATGCCTATTCCTTTAGGAGTTCTTGCTGTTGCGGGAGCAGGAGGCGGTGGCGGCGGTGCTGCCTATGAGCTGTTGGAAACGCAAGTGCTTACTGGGGTAAATACTGTCACCTTTTCTAACCTGAATTCATCTTATGGCTCTACTTACCAGCACCTACAACTAAGAATGGTTGTTCAATCCACAAGAGCATCTTCCCTCGACGGCGTTATTGTCACTTTCAATGGGGATACTGCAAGTAACTATTCCTATCACTTTTTACAGGGAGGAAACCCATCTTCTGTCACTTCGAGTGCAGCTGCAAATGCGTCAAAAATTTTTGGTGGCTACATCCCTGGAACGACTAACGCAACCAGCTGGTCTCCAGTAATAATGGACATACTTGACCCATTTGAGACCACAAAAAATAAAACAACCCGCTCATTGTGTGGTCAGATAGACGCAAACTGGCAGCTTGTAACCTTCACCTCTGGCTCATGGAGAAATACTGCTGCACTTACATCCATTACTGTAGCTCCTGATGTTGGAACCGCATTTTCAATCGGCTCCCGCTTCTCAATTTATGGAATGAGGTCTACCTGATGCCTACTGCTACTTATATTGCTTTGCAGAACATAACTCTTTCCAGCAATCAAACAGAGGTTACTTTTTCTTCTATTCCTGCGACCTACCGAGACTTAGTCCTTATCTATAACGGAACAAACTCTAACTCGGCAGCAGGTATGGAAATCTACCTAAACAACGACACAGGCAATCGGTCTTGGGCTTGGATGATTGCTGATACTGGAGGCTATTCTTCTGGAACATCTAGTGTTTTCAACTTTTTTGGAACAACAGACAGAACAGCTTCGATTCTAAATATTATGGATTACTCGGCAACAGATAAGCACAAGACGCTTTTGTGGCGTGACAATGTTGACGGAGCAGTAAGAGCAAACGCTGGAAGGTGGGCAAGCACCGCTGCGGTTACTTCGGTTAAGATTGCTAGAACTGCTGGACAAACAATTCAAACAGGTTCAACCTTTGCCCTTTACGGAATAGTGAGCTAGACATGAGTGCTTGGACAGTTATTCAACATATAGAAGCACCTTCGGGTCAGGCAAACATAACCTTTTCTTCTATTCCCTCAACCTATACGGACTTGCTTTTAGTCGTATCTGCTAGGTCGGTGAATGCATCTACTGATGATGCTTTATTGTTTGATTTAAACGGCTCAACATCTAATAAAAGCATAATGATATTGAGAGGAAACGGCAGCACAGTTACATCAGGAGCTGGAAGTTATTTTGCAATGGGCTATGTTTCAGCAGCTAATGCTACAAGCAACACCTTTGGAAATGCGGTTTTATATATCCCGAACTATGCCAATAGCTCTAACAAAATTATGTCTGCTGATGGAGTATTTGAAAATAACGCAACAACAGCACTTCAACAAATCCAAGCATTGCTCTGGTCAAATACAGCAGCTATAAATGAAATCAAATTGCGGTTAGATTCAACAAGTAACTTTGCTCAATACAGCTCCGCAACCCTCTATGGCATTACCAAGGGTTCAAGCGGTGGAGTTACAGTTAGTTAAAAGACAGGTAGAATAAAAACATGACAGATAGACCGACCCGCTTAGTCGTTGATTGTAGTTTGCCCGAAGGTCACCCTGACAAGGTGCAGATTATCCCCCTAACCGATGCTGAGATTTTAGAAAGAGAGCAACAGGCTGCTCAGGCTGCTATCGAGCAAGCTGAGCGTGAAGCCGAAGCTCAAAGAATTGCTGACCTAAGAGCATCCGCAAAAGCTAAACTGATTGCTGGCGAACCGATGACGGAAGAAGAAGCTGACGCACTTCTAGGGTAAGCTTGTAGTCATGTGCAAACATGACAACTGCAACCGCAAACACTATGCTCGTGGATTTTGCAAGATGCATTACACAAGGCAGCGGACAGCAGAAAAGATAGCAAAAGGCGAAATTAGCCCAACAAGACAAATGTGGTTTGGGGCTTTGTGTCTTTTCGATAATTGCGATAAGCCAATTCATGCAAGGGGCTATTGCAATCTTCATTACACTCGGTTATCCAAAAATGGCAGCCCAGACTTAGTCAAAAGAGTTGCTAAATACAATGGCAATTGCAAGGCTGTTTTTCCTGACGGCATTCAATGTTCCCTAAAGGCTTATTGCAAGGAATACTGCAAACGACATTATCAACAATGGAAAAGATGGGGCGACCCTTTTGCCAATAAACAGAAAACACTTGGCCCTAAAAGCTATGTGTCTGTCTTTATGCCCCATCATCCGAATGCCAATAAAGAAGGCAAGATATTTGAACATCGGTTAGTTATGAGTCAGCACCTTGGAAGACCACTCTATAAAGATGAAAATGTGCATCACATAAATGGGGATAGGCACGACAATAGGATTGAGAACCTAGAGCTTTGGTCATCTGCTCAACCAGCAGGTCAAAGAGTTGAGGACAAGCTGAACTGGGCAATAATGATTCTTAGGCGGTATGCCTACAGTCAAGAAACCGCTGACACAAGTCAGGTAAAATAATTCCATGCCAGAAGAAATATCTAGCGGTTCAGTCCGCATTACCCAAGCTCAAATCTATGAGAAGCTTTTAGAGGTTCAGGCAATCCAGATTGAGATTGTTTCAGACCTAAAGAACCTAAAAGACTTGCCATCACGCATGAATCGAGTAGAGCAGAAACTCGCTCGCATGGAGTGGATTGAGAAGCTGGTCTTTACAGCACTTGGTTCGGGTATCACAGGATTCATCGCAGCACTCTGGGCTTTGATTAGATGAGACACCCCTTCTCTAAGAAGCTCATAACCTCACGCTTTGGCACAACGGCGAGGAGACTCACCGCACACAGGGGTCTTGACTACGCACCGAAAGAGGGCAAGGCGATTCCTGCGGTTGCAGCGGGAACAGTTCAAGCGGTCAAGTGGTCTTCAATACTTGGTCATGTTCTAGTGCAGTCTGCTTGGGATGAGATTAACGGCAGAACTGTTTTCATCGGCTACTGCCACCTTCAGGAAAAGCCAACTCTAAAAGTTGGTGACAGGGTAAAAGAAGGTCAGACAATTGGCAAGGTTGGTAATACTGGTTCTGCATCTAAAGGCGCACACTTACACCTGACCATCGGGCCTAGAGTCACATCGGTAACCTTTGGAGTTGTTTTTGACCCTGAAACTTTCATCGATGAGCGACTAAGTGCCTAGCTGGAAACACCGCAGAAGGCTTATCTATTTATCCTTTGCCCTGTCTGCATTCATGATTCTGTTTGGGGCGATTACTTATGAGGCAGATTCATCAGTCAGCCGAGAACTAATCATCGGCGGAGTGGCTTTGATTTCTATCATCCTGACCGCTTATACTGCTTTTGCTACTTACGAAGATGTAAAAACTAGAAAGGCACATGATGAAGATATTTAGTTTAGAGTTCTGGAGCTATGCAGGGGAAAGAGCAATCAAGACAGTTGCTCAGTCTGCAATCGCTGTTCTAGGCACAGGTTCAATCGGGCTGTTCGCTATTGACTGGGTTTCGCTTGCATCGGTTTCACTCGGCGCAGGGCTTCTGTCAATCCTGACCTCAGTTGCCTTCAAGAAGGACTAACGCTCAGAGGGTAGAGTAGCTGCCCAAATCCCATACTTCTGACCTGACTCAACCGCATACCTAAAGCACTCGGCCTTGACAGGGCATGTGTCGCAGAGTCTCTTGGCGATTACTATTGACAGCCTTCGGCGAGTCTCGTCTCGAATTTCTTCGGGATAGAAAAGCTCAGGGAAGTCTTCGCATGGCACACCGCCAGCGGCATGAATAGCCTTTAGCAAGCGGTAATGCTTTTGGTCGAAATGTCCCATTGCCCTAGCCTAATTTGAAAATGTCAGACGCAGGGTAGAAACTATGACCATGTTCAAAACACACGCACCTGAGAAGTTCAACAACGCAACCCTACTCGGAGTCTTTGAAGCTGGTTCTGACGAGTGGCACAACGCTCGCAAGGATTCAATCGGAGGCTCGGAGATTTCAACCATCATGGGACTAAATCCCTTTGAGTCTGCTTACGCACTATGGGCGAAGAAGACAGGCAAGATACCCTCACAGATTGAGGAGAACTGGGCAATCAGATTCGGCAAGGCGTTCGAGTTGCCAATCCTTCAGCTTTGGTCAGAGGAACATCCTGAGTATGAGGTCTTCCTGACTGGCACTTACCAAGATGCGCTTATTCCATTTCGACACGCCAACCCCGATGCGCTAGCTCGACACAAAGAGACAGGCGAGTGGATTGTCATTGAGGTCAAGACAGGCCGACAGACTTGGGAGGAGTTGCCTGCTGGTTATTATTTGCAAGTTCAGCACTACCTAGACATTCTCGGACTGAAGAAGGCCGCTTTGGTTGCAGTCGCAGGAATGACTTGGCATGACTACTGGATTGAGCGTGATGATTTTGAGATTGACATTGCTCGTCAGAAGGCGATTGACTTTCAGGCTTGTATGTTCGCAGACCAACGACCTGAGTGGGATGGCTCGGAGTCAACTTATGAAGCTGTCCGTTACCAGCACCCGCTGATTGACGAGACAGAAGTTGAGATTGACTCGCTGCACTACCTTGCAAACGCACAGGCTAGATACGATGAGGCTGCGGAAGAGTTGCGCCTAATCAAGTCACAGGTTCTCGATGCAATGGGTCGAGCCAAACACGCCTACATGGAAGTTGACGGACAGAAAGTTCGCATAGCATCGAGGCAGGCAAAGGGAGAAGGTCTCCCCTATCTAGTAGTCAAGAAGGGAAAGAAATAATGGCTAGGTTTGATTTGTCACAATACGCAACTGTTGAGGAAAGACTAAAAACTTTCTGGGCTGATGAGAAGAACTCTGATGCTCGAATTATTACCCTGAATCACAGTAAGGACTCTGCGCTGTGGATTATCGAGACAAGAATTTATTTGACGGCAGGTGACCAAGCTACGGAGCTACCAAAGACAACTGGTTGGGCAAGTGAGGCAAACTCGGATGCGTTTGCCTTAGAGCGATGCGAGACATCTTCAATTGGTCGTGCGCTCGCTAATTACATCTACTCAGGCTCAAAGCGTCCAAGCAGGGAAGAAATGGAAAAGGTTGCAAGGATGGATTGGCTCGAAAGAGCTGGTAGTCTTGGCACAATCGAAGAACTGCGAGACCTTTATGCACAAGCTAAAGCCAACAACGCTTCTCAGGAA